ACGCAGCAAATGAAGTAGGTATTTTTGTTCATTTTCCTGCAGGTAACTCAACTGACCCTGAATTAATACCTTCAGCCCCTGCAAACACTTTTAACAACAAAGATAAGTATACAGTGACATTCTTATATGACTATGTCCAAGAAAGTGAATTAGCTAGGGATGCTAATGGTGACATAGGTGTATTTTCTCAAAACTCTATTGGGTCAACAGGTGGAGAGCATTGCCCAGGTATTCAAATTGTGCCATTCACTGGTTCTTCCCTTGCAAGTTGGAATAAAAGAATTACAGGTATTAATTTATATTGGCAACCCGAAGATGATGTTGATTGGTATTTAGTGACTACGTATGATACTCAGCATGGTTTTTCAGAAGACCCAAGAGCTAAAGATTCTGCAGAAGATGTAGTCATCAGAAGTGGTTCAACTATTAAAACAAATAATGGATACTGGATTCCATGTATGGAACCTTATGCTGCTAATGCAGATAGTTATGAAAATATTAATGCTTCAACATCAAGTACATTCACAGAAAAAGACGGTACAAGCAGTTGGGGAACAAACTTTACTGCAAATAATATGGTTTTTGTGTATCCTACTACATCTGCCACTACTTTAGCTGAGGCTTCTGCACAGTTAGCTCAAACAATTACAATTATTGCAAGTATTAAATCTGTCAGTGGCACAACCCTAACAACAGGTGTTAGTGGTGGAGCGACAGTAAAGTGGAAAACTTGGAATGGTGAAGAACAAGAGGTCGATTCCCCATTTAATATGAATGATGCTAGGGCTTTTGCAGCAGCTGTTTCTACAGATAAACTTGCTACTTGGTATATACCAAATGATGGTTTAAAGCTATCTACCTATAACTCACTTACAGGAAGAGCTGCAGAAACTAGATTAAAATCAATTAAATGGAATACAGCTACTGTTGTTGGTAATAAAGCATTTTATGCAAATATAGATTTTAAGGATGAGAATGACCAAACACTTCGTGAAAAGAATCGCATTGTCTTTACTGATAACTTTAAACTCGATGAGGCAGTGGTGGGAACCAAGTTTGTTGATGTTGGTAAGAATGATGGCGATGAAATAACTGTATTACATTCTTCTCAGAATAGATTATATGTATTCAAAACAAGAAATATTTATATTTATAGAATACAAAGCGCACAATCAGTAAATTTTATTTTAGAAAGACATATTGCAGGTATTGGTTGTTTGCATAAACACGCAGTGATAGATACTCCTTTTGGTATTTGCTTTGCAGATAATAAACAAGTAAGTCTTATTCGTGGAACAGAAGTATCCGAACTTTCTCTTTTAATTAGAGATACTTACCAATCATTAGACCTTAAAATAAATGAAGGTGCATTATCTCTTGGCTACCACGCAAATATTAATACCTTAGTTGTTAATTATGACTTTGATGCGAATACAATGTATGCGTATAACTTTGATACACAATCTTGGTCTAAATTTGATGGGTTCACAGGTCATTATCAAAGTCAATTTGTTTTATCTGATACGCAAGAATTACAAACGTATGAAGGGGAAACCAAGAAGGTTGCTAATGTTTTCAGTAGTACAGCAAATGATGCGACTTCTACAATGTTATTAAAGACAAAAAGATATGACTTTGGTTTACCTGATAAATTTAAACGCTTTACAAAATTACACATTACATATAAAGGTAGTAATTCAGGTACAGCTATGTCTTATAAGGTGTATATAGATGGCAGTGATACTGCAGCTATTACACAAGAAATGATTGAGCATTCTACGTTACAAACATATTCTAGCATTGTGAATGAATTAGGAAAAACCATTGAGATTGAAATTTATGGAGTCGAAAGCAATGTTCGCATCGATGGCATAGATATTGATTATGATATAGAAGGGAGTAATCCATAATGGAAGAAACCATTGAAACACTTACCGATGGTAAGCAAGATAAGATTTTTAACCTTAAACAAGGATTTTTTAGTCCTCAAGAAGGTAAAGACACAGATATTGGGATATGCACTAAAGAAGGTAAGTTTTACTTAGCAGTAAAGCTAAATGAAGAGTGGCATTTCTCAGAAATTAAAAAAGCAAAGGATTTATAATGGATGAACTAGAAAAAGCATTAGCTGATATTGATAAGATGCCGTTGATTTCGGAATCAATAAAAGAGAAGTTAAGGAAAGATGTAAGAAGAAAATACGCTTTAAGAACTCAAGCAGGAGCAGTAAGAGATCCAGAAACAGGATTATTTAAAGCAAATGATGGCAAACTATATGAAACCTTAGAAGAAGCTCAAAGAGGTTCTGAAGAAGCTCGTAGAATGGCAGAGCTTGAAGAAACTGAAGAGAAAACAGAAGCGCAACTTGGGGAACTAGAGCAACTTATTCAAAGGTCTGGAAGAGCGCAAAGACAAATGGCAGAAAGAGTTGGTGCTAGACAACAAGGTCAGCTTATGAGCCAGTTACAACGCTCAATCTTAGGCACTGGTGGAGAAGCTCAAACTTTAGAAGCCTTAACTCCAGGTATTCAAGAAAGAGCGGAAAGAGGCTTATTAGATAGGCTTACAGGTATTGAAGCACAAACTGCACAACAATTACAACAAGTTCCTAAGTTAGCAATAGGACAGGAGACTACAATGGCACAGCTAGGTCAAACGCAACAACAGATTCAAGATCAAATGGCAAGAGCTATTATGAGTCAAGAAACTGCAAGGGCGCAGACTCAAGCACAATTAGATAGTAGTCCAGAGTGGTGGGAAGGTATTTTAGGTGCTGCAGGTACTGCGATAGGAACAGCGGTTGGTGGGCCAGTAGGCGGAGCGATAGGTGGCGCATTAACAAGTGCTTTCACACGAAAACCTTCTGTTCAAAGAACTTCATTTGGCAGTGGTTCACTTCCTGGAACAGAGGTTCCAGACTATAACAGCTTCACTTAAAGGAGTAAATAATGGCTTTTAAATTTAAAACAAAGAAAAGACCCACGGCAACGCAGGCATTTGCAGGTGGCTTCGCTCAAGGTGTCTCCTCTGGTATACAACAAGCAGCACAACTTAGTCTGCAAGATAGGTTAAAAAGACAAGAAGATGAAAAGAATCGTCTCAAGCGTGAGCTTGATCTTTTTAATGGCATGGTAAGTAATGTTGAGCAAACGCAAGCGAATAGAGAAGCGATTATGCGTGGTAAGAGAATGATTATTGCTTCTGATGGTAAAACAGGGGCGAGTACAGTATTTTCTTCTGTATCTCCTGATTTTCAGTTTATGCCTAGTAAAGAAGAGAAAGAAGCTGAATTTAAAATTAGTGAGCAACCAGATGTAGCAAGGTTAGAGAGAGAAGTTAGAGAATCTATTGATATGGTGGGCGGTTCACCTGCTCCAGGAAAAGAAGAAATAAAAAGAAGAGTATTGGAATCAGATATAGAAAGAGGTACCAAGAAAGACCCTACAAAAATAAGTAGCAGTTCTGGTGGAGTTACCTATTCTGGTCTGCAAAAAACTATCGAAGACTATCAAGATTTATTAAATCCAACTAAAAGAAAAATTGGAGGCCTTCCTCCATTAACGGAAAATGAAGTAAAGCAATATAACTCGGAAATAGACTCTTTACGTAGGCAACAAAATTTTCTTAGGACACGTGTCGAAAGTTCTTCTACTGAATCAACAAAAACTAATATACCAGGATTTTAATGCCAAAAGAATCATTACAGGCTTTATACAATACAGCTTCTCAATCTTTTAATAACTTAGGTACTTATAATGAATTTGAGAAAAAGATGCAAGACTCTAATAAGAGAAAGTTATTTTATGATGTAGCCTCTAAAACTTTTAATAATCTCGGTAGCTTTGACCAATTTGAAGCTAAGGTTACTACTACTGGTTCTAAAATAAAACCTGATGAGGTTTTCCCTGAGCAAGGTCGTTTTTCATTAAGAGCAGCACCTGCTAAAAAAGAGCCTGGAGTTAGCTCAAATGAGTATTCACAACCTATACCTGGCTTTGAAGGGAGAGAATATCTTTTAACGAAAACATTGAGTGGTAAAGCTATGTTACAGCAATATGGTTGGGAGATAATAGAACCCGAAGAACCTATGTCTGCTGCTGATGTAGCAAAAGCTCAAAATAAATTATTTTTACAAAATGAAATTGCTAAAGAAAAGCAAAAAGGTTTAAGTGAAAGAGATGCTTATAGAAAAGTAGTTAAAGATGTTGGAGGTACTCCTCCTAATATTGTAGATCTTGCAATGGAACAATCTATTACAGGGGCTGTATTTAGAATTATGGGCATGGATCAAACTGTAGATGTTAGTAATTATCCTGTGAATAAGTTAGAGCAATTAGCATCTGGCGCATTAGCAATGGTGATGCCTGTAGATGCTGCATTATTTAAGTACGGTGGATTAGCAGGTGCAAACTTAAAAAATTTAAAAACAGTTGGTAGGTTAGCAGATAAAACAGCAAATATACTTTCTAAAAAAATAAATATTCCTATTGGTCAAGCTAGGGTACTTGTTAAAGGTGCAGTTGAAAGAGTCACAGGTGGAGCAGGAGGATTCGCAGCATTTGATGGTGGAAGAGATATTGCTAGTCAGATAGAGTATACAGGTAAGGTGAACCCATTAGAGGCTGTAGAAGCTACTATGAAAGGTTTTATTACTGGTGGTGCTGTAAGTACACTTGGAATACTTGGGTCGATTCCAGGAGGTAAAGTTGGTGAGTTTGTTGGTGAAATATTTGGATTAGGTACTGTAGCACCATTTTTAGAAGGTGAAGATATTACTGCAGAAGGTTATTTAGATGCTGCAGGTACAATCATTGGTCTAAAAATGTTAAAAACATTATCACCAAGACAAGCAACTACAATGCAGGAAGTTGTTGCTCAAGAGATTCAACGAAAAACTGAGACTACTGGTCGGCCAATGCATGAAGTTGCTAATGAAATTGGTAAGCAGTTAAAAACATCTTTGGAGTTAGCTATAGAAGGCAATTCTCCAGAAAAAGTTACTAGAGGTGAAACAATTATTTTAGGCGAAAAGCCAGTAAAGGAAGCTAAGGGAGTACAAAGAAAACCTGTACTTAGCGACATTGAAAAGGCCAGAGTAGAGAGTATAGATTCTCCTAAGTCTGAACGAGTTAAACTGAATGAGGATATTAAACGACTTTCGGAAGAAATGGATGTTTTAGAGAAGTCTAATGTAAACCAAAACATATTAGACCAATTACAAGAAAGAATTGATAGTAGAGTAGAAAGACTGAATGAGATGGGTGTTGATGATATTGCTGTTAAGTCTAGCATAGAAACAAAAGAAACACCAAGTACTCCAGAAGTTGAATTGCAAATGCGAAGAAGGGCAAGGTCTGAGCAAGAAAGATTAGATAAAGAATTGGAGGATAAAGACATTCTTAATCGCCAGTTTGAAGCAGACCCTATGCTTGAAGTTCCACTCCATCCTGCAGATGCAGGGAGAAAGGCTGTAGAAAAGATTGAAAAACAAGTACAAAGTGTAGACCAATTAGAAGGTCAAAAGAAATCTTTAGGCTTAGAATATCAAAGGGAGTACAATAATCTTGATAAGACACTTAGAGAAAATATTGAAAAACTGCAAGACCCAAATATAACTGAATTACAAAAAAGTAGATTAGAACAATCTAATCAACGTACAAAAGAATTAAAAAGAGATGTCGAATCAAAGGCTGAATCTAATGGTATTGAAATGCAAGTATTTCTTGGTATCCCTAATCCTAAATTATTAAAGAAGTTATTTGGTTCTTCTAAGCATAAGGTTAAACGTTATTCAGATTCTGAAATAGATAGACTTTATAATAATGCTATTGATCGTTTAAGTAAAGATAAACCTAAGGAAGAAATAGTTATTGCTTCTGAAGTTACTACTCCTGTCAAACCTCAGACTCAAGTATCTAAAATATTAAACTGGTTTACTGGTGATATGGTAGAAAGAATGAAAAGTGTTGGTACTCCAACATCTATTCAAGCAGCAGAATTAGGTAGGCAGGCGATTGATATACAAAAGAAAACTCATGGTGAACTTAGTAGAGAATTAGATGTAGCATTAAAAGCAAGTGGTAGCGGTAAAGCAGCAAAAGATTTAGCTAGATTTGTTGAGGTAGATATTAATGGTAGTAAGGTGCTAGTGAATCGTTTGCACGCAGCAATCGAAGGCTTAATTGAGGTAAAGGGTGCTGAAAGAGATTTAGTAGAGAAACATAAAGACCTTATAGAAAAAAGAGGAAACTTGTTTGAAAAGAATGAAATCATGCAAGAAGGCCCAGATGGTGAAGTAAGACCATTTAAGGTAATGGGTAGAGATATAGCACCTCGCATTATGAGTGGAGAGTTTTATAGAATATTAGAGACAGGTGTTGGGTCGGTAGAATTTAACACAATGGTTAAGGAATTTGTTAAAGCGACAGGTTTATCTGAAGCAGAAGTTCAAAGCTATTTTTCTGAAATGCAATCTAATATAAGAGGGGATAGTCCAGAAACTCCAACTAGGACTACTCAAGCAGAGCATAGTCGTAAATGGAAAAATATTCCTCATGCAATTAAAGTTGGTAATGAATTAATTCCTTTAATAGAATATAGGCCTTATGAGTATGCTCGTAGGTTAGCTGATACAGGCGAAAGTCGTATTGGAGTCGCTTCTGTTTTTGGTCAAGAACTTGCAGGAACTAGTGTTATAAAACAAATAAAAGACCAAATTGCAAAAGAAGGTGGTGACCCTAAAAAATTCCATGAAATGATAAGAGCATTAAGTGCTGCTCCTGTAGAAACTCAGGTATTGGATGCAGGTACAGCAAGTGGTAAAATAATTCGTGGTCTTTCAACAACGTATAGTTTAATAAGGCAATCATCGTTATCTGCTTCACTAATACCAAATATCCCTGAAGTTTTAGGTAACATTAGAAGGTTCTCAGGGATGGATGGTTTGGTAAGGAGTATTTACAAGTTAAGTAAAAATCCTCTTGCTGTAAATGATGCTTTAGAACAGTTAGGTGCAATTACAGTTGACATTGCTAATGTTGCAGTAGACCCTAATAGACCAATTAGTTCTAGGGTAAGAGCTATTAATGAAGCTCAAAGTCGTGCTTTTTTATATAAATACATTAATGAATTTCAAGAAAAACTCAGTGCAGTTGTTGCTTTAGATAAAGTCGAAAGATTTAAAAAAGGTAAGGGAACTGGCTTAGATGCTTTATATCTAAGAGAGATGGGATTTTCAAGGTCAGAAGCAGAATTAATGTCTAAAGGGAATGCTCCTCAATCTTTATATGACTCAATGATAAGGCGTGCGCCTGCTCATTTATCTGGAGGTGCAGCTAGGTCTGGAGAACGATCTAGGATTGAACATAATAAAATATTTCAGAGAGTTGCCGCATTTGAAACCTATGCTCAAATGAAAATGAGATCATTAAATCGTATGGTAAATACCAACATAAAAGCATTAGAAGAAGCGGTAAGTGAGCGTGATTATGGAAAACTTTCAGATGTTACTAAATCTGTAATGAGTGATGTTGTTGGTAATGCAGCAGCAGGAGCTGCATCACAGTTCTTACTGGCTTATGCGTATGGCGGCAAAGATAATGCAGAGATTAAATGGAATGAAGTTAAAGATGACCCTTTAGGTTTTATCATTAGTGCCTGGGCCTATACTAGTTTTGCAGGTACTTATGGAGCTATACTTCAGTCTACCGCTGAAGGTAATTTAGAAAACCCCTTAGAGATGTTTTATCCTTATGTTGTGGGTTCAGAAATAGTTCAGGGAATTACAGGTACAGGTGGATATAAATATGATCAGACTACTACCGAAAAAGCTATTCGTTTTGCTAAGAGATTCGCACCAGTTAATAGACCTTTTAGTCAATTAATGGTAGCAACTGGACTTGGAAATAAAGAAGCTAAAAAAACTGATAACGCAATTAAAGCATACTATAGATGGAAGATTGATAATGGTTATGGTGGTAAGTATGTAGGAAATATTGATGACGATATAAAGCAATTCAGGGGCAATATGAATAAAGCTGTTGATGCTATGGTAAAAGGCAAAGACATAAATGAAATTATTAATTTTATGTTAGCATCTATTGATGGCTTGAATAAAGATGAGAAAAGTATTAAGACTTCTTTACTTGCAAAGAGGTTATTAACAAAGGCGAAGGTATCTCCTGGTAAAGATGAAGATACATTTAATGAAAGATTAGATGTATTAAGAAAAAAAATTGGTGATAAAGCCTATCAAAGGCTGAGAGACTACGATGAGCTTTTAACTACTTGGTCGGAATCTTTTTAATAAACCCCACCCTCCCTCTTGTATCATAACCAGTATCATAACTAAATTCTTTACAATAAGGTTCGTTCATGGTATTGCCAATACCTTAGAACCTTCCACTAATTATAGGAGAAATCATGGCAAGAACAAATACTTATAGAGACTTTTCAGTTCAGAGAAGTGCTTCCCCTGCAGTAACAGCCTCAGAAAGAGCTGCTGATACAAATGCTTTTGATACTACAAGAGCAATACATTGCAATGAAGATGCAACATACGAAGTTACATTTCAAGGCGATTCTGCCTCAGTTACAATGGATTTGAAGGAAGGACTTACTTACCCTTTTGCGATCATAAATATTACCAATTCCTCTAGTGCTGCATTATCTGCAGGACAAATAACTTTATTGTACTAATATGCGCTTAGGCATGGGACTCGGTCTTGGCAACCTGTTATCAGGTCAGCCACTCACTGGTTTCCCTAACGACTTTTCATTCAATTTCGATGGTTCTAATGATTATTTAAATTGTGGGAATACTTCACTTGAACTTTCAGCTCAAATTTCTTTGTCTTTTTGGGCAAAAAATGATAGTTCTGGATTATCATCTAATCAATATATAACAAGTCAATATGGTTATAGTAGTAACCAAAGAGCGTTCAGAATATTTTTTAATTCAGATGAAAAAATAACATTTAGTATTAGTAAAACAGGGGTTAGTATTAGTGAAGTAATTTCATCAAGTGCTATTTCTAATATTGACAGTTGGAATCATTTTGTTCTTACATTTAATGCAGGCGCATTTAAGTTATATGTAAATGGTACTGATACTTCTATAACAAGTCCATCTGATGCAAGTGTTGATGCAATTCATAATGCAACAACAGATATATTAGTAGGAAGTGCATTAAATGGTGGTGCTTATTGGGATGGACTCATTGATGAATTTGCAATTTGGGATACTGCCCTTGATGCAACTGCGATTGGTAAGATTGGCTCTAAGGTAGTAGACCTAACAAAATACTCAGCATCCAACCTTAAACTATGGCTCAGAGCAGGGGATAAGGTACTACCAGAAAGTGATGCCTCAATCGCCAGAAGTGACTTCTATACTGATTTTGATGGCGCAGACCAAAGAGTGTTAGCATCAAACACAGGACTAACATTAAGCGATTTTAGTGTCTCTGGTTGGTTTTATTATATAGACAATAGTACAACTTATGAAGCAATA